AATCGAATTAACTCTTATAGTGAGCCTATGATTTCATCTTTTTTCTTTTATTTGTCGTTACAGAATATTCGGAGATCTGCTTTGATAAATTAACGGGATCATCTTTGAACATGTCATAATCTATAAAACTGTAATATTGAAATCCACCAAGAATGATGTGATCAAGCACAGAGATACCTAGTATTTGTCCCGCCGCTCTGAATTGCCTTGTTAAAAGCTTGTCTTCCTCGCTCGGCATTTCATTTCCAGATGGATGATTATGGCAAAGAATAATTTCTTTACAGGCACGCATCATTGCCAGTCGAAAAGTTTCACGAGGGGTAATATATGTCCTATCCAAACCTCCCAAACTGACAAGCTCGATATATTTAATCTTGTGGGCATTGTTAAGTCCAATAGACCAGAAATGTTCACGATCGCGATCCGTTTCATGTTCAGTCGCTAAGATAGCCCACATGATTCGCGCAACGTCCATCGATGCGGTAATTTTATCCGGTTTTTCAGAAATTATCATTTTAAATTAACCATCCTTTCTTTTGCTCCCTATATGCAATTGAAAATTAAAATTCCGGCACTTTAATGTTGAGATGTTTTCCTAACCATTCCGCGACCAGGCGACGGTGACAGTCTTCGCCTGGTTTTTCCCAGCACAGCAAGATTGCTTCATCTCCAAGATCGGCCAAGACTTTAGTTGGGTCCAGTTTGCCCAGGACGTCGCGTTGATATTCTTTGACATATTCCGGCCAGGATAAAACTGCCTTGCAGCGATTGAGCAAATCTATCGACGGCGCCAGAATAATATAACGCCGGCGTGATCCCCACAAGCGAGGAGCCCAGCGCGCAATACTTACGGCATTTGGATTGTCTGTTATTGCTTTATTGCCGAAATAAGATGTTTTCAATATTCACCCCTGAATTATATTATACCTTTTTTATTTGTGTTTATCAAGAGAAATATAAAATAATATCGCTTACTTATCGTTATTTTCTTCTCAATGACATTTTGGCATATATTTTGTCCAATTCAATACGCGGCATTTAAAGGCTTCTCTTATTTTTGTTGTTTTTTATCCCCGCCAACGTAGTGGTAGTAAGGGTTTACGGTCGCTCTCTAACCCTTTATGGATATGGGTTTACTCTTACAACCGCCAATGTAGTGGTAGTAAGGGTTTCTTTTTTTATCCCCCGCCAGCCCAATATGGGTAAGGGCTAGACGTCGCTTTTAAATCGTCGCCACTCAATTATTTTAAAGTCCCCCTTATGAGTATATGCATGTCCTTTTTAAAGTATTTATTATCTTTTTTGATCTTGTGGCATAGTTTTTGTCCACGTCATTTTGTCAAAAACTTTGATCGAGCAACAGGCCATGCGGAAGGTGACCTCGGCGTTGCGGTCGATTTTGCTTCTATATCCGGATCAAAAAAATCTTCCGGGTTGACTTTCCTTTTTTCTATAAAATCTTTCAATGATTGTTCAGAAACGCGAACGGAGCGGCTGCCAACCTTGATCGCCATTAGAGACCCTTCAGCGATCAGGTCGTAAATATGCCGTTCTGTGCAGCTGAGCAAATCAGCTACAACATGCAGTGTTAAATACTTATCTTTGATCGATGTCATGCAATTCCTTTAATTGCCTATCTCATAATGTGGAGCATCATCGCCGTCTCATCCATGATGACCTCGCAACCACCGGTTTTTCACTTTTCGATTTATTGTCGGAGGTTGATAAGGTTTGTTGCCGGAGCCGCTCCGCTAACAGCCGCAGACCGCCGCCTGGAAACTCCATTTCCACGCATATCGCTGCTAAGATTTCCGCATCAAGTAAATGATTCGGCCGCTGGTGAGGGTTGACCCATTCCTCGGCCCCCTTATCAACAATACGTTTTTCCTCGGCAAGTATTTGCTCAGCATAGTCCGCGCCTGTGCCGGCGTGCAGAAATGCAGCGCCGGGCAAATTACGAGTGTCTTCCTGAGCGGCAAGTTGCAAACGATAATGGAACTGATCTTTTGCTTTCTGGGTATCGACATGCAAAAGCCTGAGCGCGGCCGGTAATTTCTTACCAGAAGGAGTTGACATTATAGGTTCGCCAATTTTTAACATGCCGGGAAGCGAATTGGTGGCGCCTTTGGTTCCCCAAACAGCGACGCCGCCGCGGCCTCGGTTTTTTATCAGCCAATAATAGGCTTCCTCCGTCATACTCATGCCTTCATATTTTTCGCCGCCGCCTGTGTCTTTACATGCCCGGAAGATGCGCATTTTGCGGTCCGTCTCGCCAACAGGATAACTGGATTCAAAAATGAGTTTTTCGACGTCCGATTCTGTTTCGAGAAAGCCGTAATGGATTAGCCAGCTGGTGAGCTCCGACGTCCATGCCCTCACAACAAACCAGAAGCCGTGTTTTTGCTTGTCAATGCCACATGTCAGCGCGATGGCGGATTCCGGTACGGTCTGCGGAGGCAAATCGCAGCGGGCGGCCAATATCTGCGCTTCGTTTTTGCTGATGATGGTAAGTTTCCACGGTTCGGCCAGATGCTTATTACAAAAGTCTTTCAATTTGTTAATGTCACTTTGACTTTTTAAAAATGCTGCTGCAATGGTCGAAAAAGAAATAAACGGGGATATCCAACTGGGAATGTGGAAGCCGATCTTTGCCGGACGATGCAAACGCAGATATTCAAAAAGTTCAACCCCGCCATTTCTATCGCGCCAAACGCCATGACGGATGGCGCGGTTTCGGTCATAATCGCTCCACAGCGCTGCGCATTTTGGACATTCATACCAGGCTGATTTTCCGGCGTCTATTGTTTCGGCGGGAAGGGAATGATAATTTCCTTTTTCGTCCGGTTCTTTTTCGTGCGCCCATTTGATGTTTTTAAAAATCATCTTATGGTGATGGCCGCACATCGGACAATTAACGTGATAATTGAAAATGACCTGAGCTTCTTTAACAAGCGCCTGCCAGATGTTTCCTGATTCGATTGTCGGAGTGCTGATTTTCCATTTCTTGCAGTTGTGACGGTATGTGATGGCTCTGGCTTCTCCTAGGGATATCGGGTCTGTCTCATTCTTACCCGCAGTGTCCGGGTACTTATCTATTTCATCAAATACCAGATACCTGATAGGTTTATTAGCCAGCCGCGACGCGGAACGCGCCCAGGCCATGTATATCTGCATATGCTGGAGGCTAATGCGCAACATGCCGGCGTCATCGTCCATACCGGTCATGTAGGATGCCAGGCGCGGGCTGGATTTTATCATGGGCTGGATGCGATCTTGACAATTTTCCTTGGCTGTCAATTCGTCCGGATAGATGCAAAGGACGGGTCCCGGATCGCGGTCTATGGCGTATCCTATGCAGTTAAGGGTTGATTCCGATCCGCCCACTTGAGGGGCTTTGCATAATATGATCGTCTGCACGGACGGGAAAAAAGAGGCGTCCATGATTCCGGCCAAGTAGGGTGTAACTTCATTTTTCCATCGGCCGGGCAATACAGACATTGTAACGACCCGGTGCATTTCCGCCCACTTCGATACCAATATTTTTTTGTGCTTGCGGAAAATGCGCCGCTCCGTTTCGGATAGCGAAATCCGGTATCGGATTTCACCCGACCGTTCAAGCATTGAAGGGGGCAACCAGGGAGCGCTGCGGGGTATGTGGATCGTAGTTAAGTTCATAATATTCTATCCGGGGATAATTCGCTTAGCTCACTATCGATTATGACTTCGTATTCCCGGCTGCTGGCATAATGGTTTATGTGCTCATCAATATCGTTGATCATTTTGTTGATTAACTCTCCTACTTTCCGCGTGTCGCCGCCGCACAACTCGATCCAGTCAGAAACGTTCGTTTGAATCCAATGCTTTAATCCGGCAATTAGAATACCGGCGCGCGTGGCCAATTCTACTTCCATTTGCTCCCTGGGGATATACAAACCACGATCTTTTTCATAATTAAATGTTTCTCTGTCATTTTTGAGTGTGAGGTTTTTGAGTTCCGCTTCAAGTTTCTGACGCTGTAATTCGTCAGTGCCTTCCTGCAAACGTTTGCCAGTCGCGGTTTTCTTGAGCCACGCTTCGGCGTATTTATCTATAGATTTTTGGGTAAAAACTCCGTCGGCTTGTCTTAATAATTTTCGCTCAATCTTGATATGCCGGTTTAACGTGGCCTTTGATGTCTTCCATCCATTTTCTGTAAGATATTTTAAAATTGATTTTTCCGTAGAATATTTTTCATCCGCTTTTTCGCCGCCCTGAGATATGCGGAATTTTTCCAAAGCTTCCTGGGCGGAGTTCATATTTCTGTAATTTTGAGAAGACGGGTCCTCTTTAACATTTATTTGTGTCTTCAAATAGGCATTAAACAATAGAATGCCTTTACTTTTTATATCATCAGGTTTGCCGTCGATTAATTTTTCGAGTTCCTCTTTTTGCAACGTTTCACCTTTCACTCTTCATGTTTTATAAATAAATTCTTCCAAGTAATTTCTTGATCAGGATGGTTTAAAATATAATCAGTTACTTCTTTTTCATGAAATACTAGATGGTTAATCCGGCCCGCCCCGCCGTATTTGCCATTGCGCAAGATGATAAAACGTCCCGGTTCATTAATAATTTTAACGCCGGGATTTTCGCGCAAAATTTTCCAAAGTTCAACTAAAAGGGGTGGTGTGCCTTCTGGTGGCGACTGGATATTCTGGATACCGGCCTGCGCCGGTATGACGGCGTCAGTTTCTTTCTGGATTCCGGCCTTCGCCGGAATGACAGCGGCGATCGTCAATGCTGGCGGCAGCCCTGTT